GGTATTGGTTCACCAAATGTTGCATTTATATCTAGTTCAACTCTAACAGGTGGATATAATGGAATATTATCATCTGCATTTACATTACAAACCTTATCAGAAGGTACTATAATGAATAGCTATAGCCCACAAGACTCAGCTGGAGCTTTAGCAAGTGGATCAACAGATAATATCCGATATCAAGTTGTTAATTCTAATGGAACTTCAGGAACATTTGATTTATTAATTAGAAGAGGTAACGATAATACTTTAGAACAAACTGTATTAGAAACATGGACTAATTTATCATTAGATCCATTTGCTTCAAATTATATATCAAAAGTAATAGGTGATCAATACTATACTTTACAAACAGATGGTGGAACAGGAACTAAATATTTACAATTAACTGGTAACTACCCTAATAGATCATCTTATGTAAGAGTAGGATCAGTTATATCTTCTACTCCGAATTATTTCTTAAATAATGGATTACCAAATCCATCATATTCTTCTTCACTCCCACTTAACTCAACTGGGTCATTTGGTGGAGCTTTAGGAACTATAAAAGGAGCAGCTAAATTTTACGGTGATATCAATGCTACAGATTCTCAAGGTTTAACTGGAGGATGCTATGATAATATGATTGCGTTATTAGCGAACCAAGATGATTATAAATATAATGTAATATTAACACCTGGTTTATATGACGCTGGACATACTTCTCAAGTAACAAGTATTATTACTAATACTCAAAATAGAGGAGATGCAATTTATGTAATTGACCCAGTAACTTATGGAGCTGGAAATATTACAACAGTTACAGCTCAAGCTGCTACTAGAAATACATCATATGCTGCTGAATACTGGCCATGGTGCCAAATCCAAGACCCAGCAACAGGTCAAAATGTTTGGGTACCAGCTTCAACTGTAATAGCAGGTGTTTATGCTTATAATGATAGTGTTTCTGAACCATGGTTCGCACCAGCAGGTATAAACAGAGGTGGATTATCTCAAGTAATTAGAGCTGAAAGACGCTTACCACAAGGTGACAGAGATGTTTTATATAATGGAAAAATAAACCCAATAGCAACATTCCCAGGAACTGGAGTAGTAGTATATGGTCAGAAAACATTACAAACTAGAGCAAGTGCTTTAGATCGTGTAAATGTTCGCCGTTTGTTAATAGCACTTAAAAGCTATATTTCACAAATATCTAACACATTAGTATTTGAACAAAATACAGCTGCTACAAGAAATAACTTCTTAGCACAAGTAAACCCATACTTAGAAAGTGTTCAACAAAGACAAGGATTGTATGCCTTTAAAGTAATAATGGATGATACTAATAATACACCAACAGTAATTGATCAAAACATGATGGTAGGGCAAATTTATTTACAACCTACTAAAACTGCTGAATTCATTTACTTAGACTTCAACATTACCCCAACAGGAGCAACTTTCCCAGCATAAAGAATAATTATATAGATATTTATAATAAATAAAAAGACATGGCAATATTAGACGCAAACGAAATATTCTTTACAGCCTTTGAACCCAAACAGGCTAACCGATTTATCCTTTACATGGGTGGGATTCCTAGCTATATAATCAAAGGAGTATCAGCTGTAACATTAACCCAACAAGAAATACCATTAAACCACATTAACGTTCAACGTAAAGTTAAAGGTAAATCAGTATGGGGTGACGTTACATTGACACTATTTGACCCAATCACACCATCCGGAGCACAATCAGTAATGGAATGGGTTCGTTTACATCATGAATCAGTAACAGGTCGAGACGGATACTCAGATTTCTATAAAAAAGATTTAACAATCAATGTATTAGGACCAGTAGGTGATATAGTAAGTGAATGGATTCTTAAAGGCGCATTTATTAAAGAAGCTAATTTTGGTGAATATAGTTGGGATCAAGAAAACCAAGCAGTAAACCTCACAATGACATTAGGTATAGATTACGCAGTATTAAACTTCTAATTTTACTACTTACTTATAAAAAGGCTCGCTATTTTAGCGAGCTTCTTTTTTTCTTATATATTTATATATGATATTAAGTTATAACTAATAAAAGATATGGAAAACAAACTAAACATCCCAACTGAGATTGTGGATTTACCTTCAAAAGGTTTACTTTACCCTAAAGATAATCCTTTATCAAGTGGTAAAATTGAAATGAAATATATGACTGCTAAAGAAGAGGACATATTAACAAATCAAAATTTTATTAAAAGTGGAATAGTAATAGATAAATTATTACAATCCCTTATTGTTTCTAAGATAAATTATAATGATTTACTTATAGGTGATAAAAACGCTATTATGTTAGCATCTCGTATATTATCTTATGGAGCTAATTATGAATTTGATTATAATGGTGTAGATCAAAGTATAGATTTAAGTAAATTTGATTCAAAACCATTACATTCTGATTTTTTAAGTGCAAAGTCTAATGAATTTTCTTTTACTTTACCTCATTCAAAGAATGTAATCACATTTAGATTGTTAACACATGGTGATGAGAATAAAATTGATCAAGAATTAAAAGGTCTTCAAAAAATTAACAAAAACTCTAATAGTGAAGTCACAGTTAGATTAGGCCATATGATAACATCAGTTAACGGATCATCAGAACAAGAGGATATCAGAAACTTTGTTAATAACTACTTTTTAGCTAAAGATACTAGAGAATTTAGAAAATACTATAATGAAATTTCTCCAGATATTGATTTATCAGTTAGTTTAACTAATAGTGAAGGTGGAGAGGAGGCTACTTCATTACCAATTGGTTTAAACTTTTTTTGGCCTGACGCTTGATTATAGAGTAAATTTATTTAAAACAATTCATGAAATAACATTTCATAGTAATGGTGGGTATAGTTGGGATATTGTTTATAATATGCCTATATGGTTAAGAAATTTAACATTTAACTTAATTAAAGAGTACCACACTTCAACTACCACATCTTCAGAAGAGTCTTGGGTAAAAGGTCCAACTAAAGAAATGGCTACTGAGATGAGGAAAAAAATTCACCCACCAGTATACAATACAGAGGTATCAAGAAAATGATACCTCTCTATATTTATAATAAAATATCCTAAATGGCTAAAAAAGTAGGTACTCTTAGTGAAGATGATATAAAAGATATCAGATCAGAAGCAGTTGGTCTTTCTAATGACTTAGATTCTATTAGTAAAAAAATATCTAGTGCTTTAAGTAATGTTAGTAAAACATTAGGTGAATCTACTTCTGCTTTTAAAGAAAGTTTTAATGCTTCTAAATCATTAGCTGATGCTATATCTAAAGTAGATGCTAAAACATTAGCGTCTAAAAAAGAACAAGCAAAATTCCAAGATAAAGTTCGTAAAGCTCAAGAAGAAGCTACTAGATTAGAAGCTAAAGCTAACAGATTAAGAGCAGAAGCTGTTAATTTGTCTAAAACACAAGCTTTAGAAGCGTATAAAGTAGCTAGAGCATATGAAGATGGCGCAGATAAATTAAGAGATCAAGCTAGAGCAGCAGGTAAAATAGTAGAAGAGTTTGAAAAATTAAATAATGATACAAGATTCTTTGATAGTTTAGCTGAAATAACTTCAAGTATACCTGTTGTAGGTAAAGTATTTGGAGAGTTTCAAAAAGCATCTGATGCTGCTAGAAAAGCATCTTCTGAAGGAGGAAATGCATTACTAGCAGGTGCAAATGCTTTAGTTGGGGCTTTAGGAAAATTAGCTTTAACACTTGTTGTAGGTAAGACTGTTGAAATGTTTAAAACAATAGACGAAAGAACAGTTAACTTTTCTCGAAGTTTAGGTATAGCAAGTAAAGAGGCATTTGAACTAAACAATCAAATGTTACAAGCATCTTTAAATTCAGGACTACTTTATTTTAATGCTGAAAGATTTACTGAAGCTCAGAATGCTGCTAACGCAACTTTAGGATCAAATGTCATATTATCATCTGAGTTAGGTGAAAATTACTCCGCATTAGTTTATAGATTAGGATTTACTAATGACGAGGCTACTAAATTCAATTTAACATCAGTAGCTTTAGGTAAAAGTGCTAAAGAATACACTGGGCAAATAACTGCTCAAACTAAACTATTAAATGGAGAAAGAAAACTTCAAATAGACAATAGGCAGATAATGAAAGATATATCTGAAACTTCATCAAGAATTCAGATTTCATCTAGAGCTCAAAACTATAATTTAGTTGAAGCTGCGTATAACGCTCGTGCTTTAGGTATGAGTATGCAACAAATTGAAAAAACAGCGGATCATTTATTAAATTTTGAAGCATCTATATCATCTGAGTTAGAAGCTGAATTATTAACTGGAAAACAAATTAATTTAGAAGAAGCTAGATTATACGCTTTTAAAAATGACATGGTTGGGTTGACAAGAGAATTAGCTAAACAAAATGTTACAGCCTATTCTTTTGGTAAAATGAATCGAATTGAACAAGAGTCATATGCTGAAGCTTTAGGAATGAGTGCTGAAGAATTATCAACTTCATTAAAATTTCAAGAACAATTATCTACATTATCTAAAGACAGTGGTTATAGAGATGCTAAATCATTAGATGATTTAAAATCAAGAATATCAATTCGAGCTAAAGAAATTGGCTATGATAAAGCTTTAGCAGAAATAGGAAACCAAGAACTAAAAAATCAATTAGACGCCGCTACACTCCAAGAGCAATTCCAAGAAAAACAAACAAAAGCTATGGAGGAATTAGCTAAAACTCTTGGCCCTGAAGGATTAAAAGCTTCATTAGATGGTCTTAAATCAACTATTGATAGTCTTATACTTGCTATTCAAATCTTAGCCGGGATACAGTTAGCTAAAGGTATATGGAATATGGCTGCTGGTGCTAAAAATATGTTAGGTAGTTTTACTGCTATGCGAGGCCAATCAGCTGCTATATCTAGTAATATACAGAAAGTAACTATGGCTAATGGTCGTACTGCTTTTAGAGACGCATCAACTGGTAGATTTGTATCTAACGCTGCAGGAAAATCAGCTATGAGAGGTAGAATGGCTAGAGGTATGGGAGGAGGAATGGGTTTAAGTTTAGCAGGAATGGCCGCTGATTATGGTAGAGAGAATATGGATGATCCTAATAGCGGAGCAGGAAAAGGATTAGGAGTATTAGGCTCAACATTAACATATGCTGGAACAGGAGCAATGATAGGAAGTATTATCCCTGGGGTAGGTACATTAATTGGTGGTGCTATAGGTGGTTTAGCTGGATTAGGAATGGGAATGTATAATGAATTTGGCGCACCTAAAGTCCAGTTAGCTACAGGAGGTATAGTAACTAAACCAACTAGAGCATTAATAGGCGAAGCTGGTGATGAAGCTGTTATACCATTAAATTCAAGAGAAGGTAAATCAATGTTAGGTAATGGTGGAGGGAATAATGAAATGGCAACTATGATTAGTATTTTAACACAAATATTAAACAAAGATTCTAGTGTATATATGGATTCTACAAAAGTAGGAACAGCTATGAATATAGGTAGTGTTAAAGTATCATAATTTTAATATTTATAATAAAATAAAACTATGGATCTTATCGAATTATTCAATTATAAAGGAACAGAATACTCAGCGTATGATGGCAGAAGACCCCCAGTGAATCCATTAACTACTAAACAGTCTAAATTACATAATGTTTATTCTATTGATGGAAGTAATATTTCTGATATAAGAAAACAATTTAACTTATACTTAGATGGAGGAAATGATTTTCTCCCACTCCCATCAGAATATGATCTTAATGGTAAAATTCCAACAAAAGCATTAACTGATCCATATGTAGTTAAAATTAACAATAGCTTTGCTAAAGGTACATACCTTGATAATATTCCGGGATAATGGGATTAATAGATATAGTAACTAATTTAAGTGATTTTTATTATTATAGCTCAAAAGGATATCAAGGTGGGTTAGGAAATTTTACTGCTAAAAAATTACCTCATGGGAGAGACCAAAAAGGAGGAGGATCAAGCAATCAACCTTACTTTATTACCCCAATCCCAGATGGTAATGAACCTAATTCCCCAGATTTTTTATTACGTAATGGTTATCTTAATGTTAGAGATTCTTTAAAAGATAGTTTAAGAATAACAAAATTTCTTTTTGGAGATGCTTTTGGTGGTAGTGGAAACAGTAGCCCAGTTGATGGATTATTATTTATAGCTAAACAACAATTATTAGAACTTCAAAATGTTAAAGTACCTGGAGGATATAAAAGATTTTATAATCCTATAAGCACAATAGCTCAAGCTGGGGTATTATCAATAGGGTACCATTTAAATAAACAAGGTATTAATCCTTTTAATAGAGGTTATCTTCAAGGAGGAGAAGAAGGATATTATCAAAATACATATAAGGATAATTTCGAATCTAATCTTAATAGATTATCAACATTATATAGTAGTAAGATATCAAGAATAGGTGAAATATCCTCAGAAGCTTCTGAGTTATATGGTGTAGATTATAATGATAGACAAAATTTATTTTCATATATAGGAGGCCCTAACTCAGTAAATTTATCACTTAAAACTAGAATAAGCATAATAGGTGATGGATATGGTAAACCTAATGATAGAACTACTAATGAACAAGTAAAAATAGATGCTTTAAAGATATATGAGAGTTTTGGTAATAATATTTTATCACCACCACCAAATGCTATACCCTCACCTATCCCACCTCCCCCAGTTATATTTGATCCTTTTACTCCCCCAGAACCACAACGTAAAATAAATAACTCTACTTTATTATCTGGATTAAATGGAAATTATAATTCTAATATAAAGGATTTTAATATTGAAAAAACATATGGAACTTCATATACTAACTCCCCAGATAAACAAAATGAATTAGCTCCATTTACATTAGCACCATCAGGTTCAAAAGATAAAGTTGTTAAAGCAGCTGAGGCTGAATTAGAACAATATAAAAATCAAGATTTAATAAAATTTTATTTTGAATTAATAGATAATGATTCAAATTATAATAATATTTTTTTATTTTTTAGAGCATATATTAATACTTTAAGTGATAATTTTAAAGCAGAATGGATGCCCTACAAATATGTAGGAAGAGCTGAAAACTTCTACAAATACGCTGGCTTCTCTAGAGACTCTTCATTATCATTTACAATATATGCTAATTCAAGAGAAGAAATGAGACCTATATATAAAAAACTGAATCTTCTTCTAGGAACAACAGCACCAAGTTACTCAGGTATAGGATTAATGAGAGGAAATTTTATTAGAATGTCTATTGGGGATTATTTAAATGATGTACCTTGTATTATTAATAATATCAATATAAGACCTTCATTTGACGCTGGTTGGGATTTAAATAGAAATGCAACAGGTTCTATTTACCAATCAACAGATCCTAATTATTTAGGACAATTACCAAGAATGATTGATGTAGATATGACATTTACTCCAATACATTCTTTTGTACCTCAAAATAAAAGCACATATATTGGATAACATAAATAAAAATGAATAGATACCAAGATATACAAATATTAAAAGATTCAAAAGGTGCTAGATATTATAGAGATAATAAGTATCCTAGGATTCCTTTATCTATTAATGACATATATGTTATAACAACTGTTGGAGATAGATTAGATATACTTTCTCAACAATATTATGGTGACTCTTCACTATGGTGGATAATATCTGCAGCTAATGAAAATTTACTACAAAACTCATTATATATACCCATTGGTACTCAAATTCGAATACCACCAAATCCTTCTACAGTGATAGAAAGTTATAATCAATTAAACTCATAAATATATGGCTATTTTAGGGGAAAGTTTTAACAGTTATGTTAAAGATCAAATCATTACACGTCAAGATAAATTAGCTTTAAAAGACAAAGATGATGATATTATTAGATACACACATGATAAAACTTCATTTTTAAGATTAACATCTGGAGTAAATGTAAATACCTCAAAATCTGCTGAATTAGGTTATCCTAACTATGATGGTAATCAATTAGCTAAAGATTATGTTTTATTTTCTTCATATTTTAATGACGATTTTACACAAAATATAGGATACTCAGGCACATCAACTTCATATGGTTTTTCATCTGATTCTAAGTATGGTTATGTCCCTCCCCCAGGTTTAATATCAGCTGATGTAAAATCATTAAATCGTGGTTCATTACGTGAAGCTACAATTAATTTAATATGCCATAATTTATATCAATTTAAAATTATAAGTACTTTATATTTAAAATTAAGATATAGTATTTTATTAGAGTGGGGTCATACAATGTATTTTTCTAATCCAACAGAAAATAAAGGAGTAACTACCCCATCTATTTTAAAAACAAGATTTGAAATTCCAAATTTATCTAGTTATTTTTTAGATCCAACAAACTCTGCAACCGCAGAAAATATATTAGATAAAATTGAGGAAAAAAGAAGATCATCATCTGGTAATTATGACGCGTTTTTTGGTGTAGTGAAAAATTTTAATTGGGAATTATTAGAGAATGGAAGTTATAGTGTGACTATAAATGCTATATCAACAGGTGATGTTATTGAATCATTAAAAGTAAACGCTAATACTGCTCCTGATAAAACATCAACCGGAACCCCAGCAAACCAAATTTACCAAAAATCAACTATACATAAAATTTTAGGAACAATAATAGAAAAAATTGAATCTAAAAATGGTATAGGTAGTCTTATTAATGGATTTAAAGAAACTTCTGACTCAGATGCTTTAGATTCTGATACTTTATCAGACTACACCAAGTTTAAATATGGATATAAACGTGCTGGTGATTCAAGCTCAACTCGCTCAGCAAATAGTGATCTATCAAAAGCTGAAGGAATATTATTATGGTGGAACCGATTAGAAGTAGATCCTAATACAGGTGGCTCATTATCTCAATATTACCTTAAATTAGGAGCTTTACTAAGAATTATTGAATCATTTCTATTATCATATGACACTGATAAAACAAATAACCCACCAGCATTTTTTATAGATCATAATTATGACACTAATGAATGTTTTACTATACCTAACCAAATAGCAATTGATCCTAGAGTATGTTTAATACCTTTTGGTAATGTATCAACCTCAGTTGCTGCGACTGCTCCTTCCTCAGCGTTTACTAAAATAACAACAACATACACTTTTCTTACACAACCAGATCCATACGATGCTAGTAAAATTGTTTGGGAACTTACAAATGATGCTGCAATTTACGATGATACTCTTACTAGTCTTAACGGTAATAAGCTTGATGAAGAAAAAATAATATTACCTGTAACAGGTAAAAAACGAATTAATAACTTAGAAACACCAAAAAGTGTAAATGTTGGACTTAAAGTAGGTGATGTAGTAACTGAAGCGAAAATTAAAAAGACTATAGATGGTTTTATTGGAAGTTATCAAAGTAACATTGGATTTGAAATTACAATTGTTACGGAAAAATATGTTGACACTATTAAAAATGCTGCTGCTGCTATTAATTTATTACAAGAATTTAATAGACAATTTTCAAATGTAGACGTATCTTTTAGAACAAATGATAAGTTTATTGGTAAGTTGATGCATTTATATGTAAATATAGATGAAGTTATTAGAATTTTAGATGAAAATATAGATGAAGACGGAGTAGTATCTGTATATGATCTTTTAACTAGTCTTATGACAAGTATAAAAAAATCATTAGGATATATAAATGATTTTGAAATTGTTCATAGAGAAGATATAAATACATATTATATAGTAGATAATTCATTAATACCATTAAAATATAAAAATAGTTCAAGCACAGCTAAGTTTAATATTAATTTATTAAGAGAAGAAAATAGTCGTGGAGGAAGTTTTATTACTAATTTTGGTTTAAAAAGTGAATTATTTGCTAGAATAGCTAATGCTATAGCGATTGGAGCACAAGACTATGGTAATACTCTTATCTCTAACTCTACTGCGTTTAGTGAGTTTAATAAAGGATTAAAAGATAGATTTTTAACAACTAAATCTAATCCTAATATTGATGTTAATAGTGATAATGACATATCTAGAAAATATGTTCAAGCCTATAAAAAATATGGAGAGTATATAAGATTACTTACAGCAGCAAATGGTGTAAATGTAGGATTAATGGATACTGATATTTCATATTTTGAATCATTCATAACAGATTTATTTCAATATGATGTAGGATACTACACAACTAAACAAGCTATACCAGGTACTGGTTTTATCCCATTAAATTTACAATTATCAATGGATGGTTTAAGTGGTATAAAAATATATCAAACTTTTGAAATAGATACTACATTACTACCTACTGAATATAAGAATAGAATTAGATTTATTATCAGAGGAGTAAATCATAAAATTGATGATAAAGGATGGACTACATCTATTGAGACATTATCTATACCTAAGTTAGCTGGTAAAGCTGAAAAAGTTGATAATCCTGATTTTACAGTACAGCCACCAGTTAAAACTCCTCCTAAAGGTGGTGGGAAATTACGTTCTTCAGCAATGGTAGAAGCTCTTAAAGGTGCTGGATATGTTGAAGGTAATTTTGATTTTGAGTTTGCTTTAGTTATAGGTACTACAGAAGGATTTAAAGGATCAAGTAGTACTAATCGCCCTAGCCGAAATAATAATCCTGGTAATTTAGATTATCAAGCCTCATTTAAAAATCTTGACCCTGGAGTAGTGCTAGAAACTGCTTCTAGTCCAAGATTTGCTAAATTTTCTACCCCAGAACTTGGTGCTAAAGCATTAGTAGAATATAAAATTAGAAGATGGGCTGAGGGGAATTTTCCATCAACCTCAGTTAACTCTAAAAATACCGCATATCAAAATCAATGGAATGTTCCTGCTGCGGTACGAGATATATATGGTAAAAATGTAAAAATGACTATTGAAGCCTTTATATATACTTATGCTCCTCCTAGTGGAAATGACACAGAGTTATATATAACTCAATTAATTACCGCATTAACACCAAATTACCCAAATATAACTCGATTTGATAAAATTATAGATTACTTATAACTAAATGGCGTACTATCCTAAAAATAAAATCCAACAGAATCTCCAAACTGACGGAACAATATATAAAACTATACCTAACTATAATAATGATGGTCCTTTCTACTCAGGATATTATTATAGATTATATGATGGTAAAACATATACTGGAAAGTACCCCGGTGATGGGTTAAATGAAGAACTAATATCTACAGATGACCCAACATTACCTCTACCTCCTAAATCTTTAAATACCTCAAATATTCCTCCATTATATCCTACCCCAAGTGATTATAAAGTAGGAGCATTTACTAGATATTTTAGTGTTAAAAGAAACCAACCTGTATTTGAAGAAATAGATTCTAACCAATATAAATTATTTAATCAACGAAAACCTGGGATTCCATGGTCATCACATAAAGTATTTTTATTATCATGGCAATTAACTGGTGATAAAGATAAAGTTGGACAAACAAATAAAAATATAGTTATATTAACAGAACAAAGAGAACAACTACAAGGACTTGGAATATACTTAAAAGAAGATTACCTTAAATACTATAAGTAATGAGTACAAGAACGCCATTCCAGTGGGATAATGCAAATTTCTCTTGGAATGCGAATCCATTTCCGAACCAGAGTAAAAATCCGTTTACTTGGGATGATTGCGCACTGATAACCGAGGTAGTAACAGCATTAGGTGGAGGATATACACCAAGTGACTATTTTGATAGGCACCCTAAGAAAAAAGAAAAATTCATAAAATTACTTTGTAAAGTAGAAGGTAAAGAATACAAAGAAACTAAAGAAGTACTAGATCGTAAAATACGTATAACGGACATATCCTTAGTTGCTAAGGAAGTTTTAGGAATAAACATAAAAGTAGACTTATAATGTATAAATTATTTACAGATAAACCTGAAGTATTTGAGTGTAATATTAAACTTGAAGGTGCTTCATTAAAAAACAGTTCAGCCCGATTAATCATTGAGTCTGAAGATGTTAATTTAATGTTTGAAGGAACAATTAATAAAGACGGAAAATGTTCTATTCCTATTAAAAAATTAAAAGGATTACTAGAAGATAGCACCTCAGGTCAAATAAAGCTTGAAGTCATAGCAGAGGATACGTATTTTACACCTTGGAAGTCAGATTTTATAGTAGATTCATCTCGTAAAGTAACTGTAGAAGTTAAATCAAACGATGCTGAAGTAATAAAAGATACTACTCCTAAAATTCAAATTACAGGAATACAGGAAGTTGATCCTGTAACTGAACATATTATTAGAATAGTTAAAATGTTGGTTAAAGAAGATATCAATGTTAAAAATTTAACTGTTAAAAAAGATAAAGTAAACAATATAATTGGTACTTACTTACAAGAAAACAAAGTTGAACAAAATTATGTTCAAGAGATTATAAATGGGATAGTTGCTAAACTACCTAAATAAATAAAAATAAGTTATGGCCGGACCTTTTGATTTCACAGGTCAAAATATAGAGGATAGTTACCAACGAGTTCTTCAAACTGATGGTACTTTAGTATATGATGGAACAGGTTCTATATTTACATTACCCTCTACTTTTCCTTACACTGGTTCTGCTAGGATAACAGGATCATTAAATGTAATAGGAACAACCTCAATAACTGGCTCATTAATAGTATCAAATAGTACCACACAACTAAGTGGTCCATCGCATACTGTTAGAGCATCTACTGGAGATATTAATTTATTAGCATCTTCAAGTACTGTTAATATATTAACTCAACGTCTTAATATCTATAATCCTTTAGCGACAATAGGAGCATCTGATCATCTTTACATAGATGCTAATGCAGCTGATGGTGGGGTATACTGGCAAGCAAATGATGAAGTAATAGCTAATTACAACACATCGAATGGTAGATATGGTTATGGAAATAATAACTTATATGTTTCAAGTTCTGATAATAGAACCTATTCACCATCAGGATTTGTAGGTTCATTAATTGGAACAGCATCACGAGCTATATCAGCTTCTCAAGCGTCAACAGCATCTGCTGCTATAACAGTGGAAGTAAATGATGTGCCAGGTAACAATGCTACAAACTATTTAGCATTTTATCTAAGTCCTTCAGGATTTAGACCTACAAGAGTAGCATCTACTAAATTTGTAGTGAACCCAGCTACAGGTTCAATGGGTATTAATAAATCTACTATAACAACCGGATATAATCTAGATGTTAATGGATCTGTACTAATTACAGGTAGCTTAGTTGTGAGTGGTAATATTACTC